GACAGAATCTTAAGGGAGTGGTAAATGGCCGGACAATCGCGCACACTCAAGCTCTCGATTCTTGCTGATGTAGATCAACTCAAGAAATCGCTCAATGCAGCGAATACCGACGTCGATAGCTCCTCAACAAAAATGCTCGATTTTGGCAAAAAAGCAGGGCTGGCATTCGCCGCAGCCGGAGCTGCTGCTGGAGCTTATGCAATCAAAATCGGAATCGATGGAGTTAAAGCCGCGATTGAAGATGAAGCGTCACAAAATAAACTGGCTCTTGCTTTAGAGAATGCCACTGGTGCAACCAAAGCGCAAATCGAAGCAACTGAAGGATCTATTCTAAAAATGTCTTTGGCGACTGGTGTCGCAGATGACAAGCTTCGTCCAGCGTTGCAGCGACTAGCAATTTCAACTGGAGACATTAGCAAGGCGCAAGATCTTCTTACTGTTGCTCTTGATGTTGCTACGGCAACTGGAAAGCCATTGGAGACTGTTGCCAATGCAATCGGAAAAGCCTACGACGGCAATACGGCAGCTCTAGGCAAGCTAGGAATTGGACTATCTGCGGCCGAGCTTAAAACAATGTCATTTACAGACGTTCAGCAAAAATTGACAGATTTATTCGGTGGAGCTGCTGCTGCGAATGCAGAGACTTATGAAGGCAAAATTGCAATCTTAAAAGTCAGTTTCGATGAAGCAAAAGAAACTATTGGTCAAGGTTTATTGCCAATAATTACTTCCTTAATTGATTACATTAACGAAAATGTCCTTCCAGCATTCAATGCTTTCGCCTTAGGATTTAGTGGTAAAGGAAAACTCAAAGACGGAATGACTAGCACTGAAACGGCTGCATTCGGTTTCGGAGAAACAGTCAAAGGTCTTACAACGTCATTAAGTAAAATGTTCGGCGTGTTTAATAGCGAAGCAAATACAGGTCAGAGCTCTGGCTTAGGAAAGATGATTGGTTGGCTTAATACAATCATCGCTGCTTTGGATAAAGTTGTTAAATTTGCTTCATTCACTTTAGGTTTATTAGGTGTAATCACTGATCCAAGTAAATGGGGCTTGTCTGCTTCTGAGACGCGTAGTCTTATAGAGTCAAAAATTAGCGGACAATCATTCGCTACGACAGGCGCGCCAGGTGCAATTCGCGGCGGTGGATCATCAGTGCCAGCAATCGTCGTTCCTTCTGGGGGCGGTGCAGGCGGTGCAGGCGGTGGTGGTGGAGGAATTGCATCAGCAGCAGCCGGCGCAATCAAGGTCGCAGCAGCAGCCGGTGGAGGCTTTACCGATTCACAGAATGCAGCTCGTTTAGCTGCTATGGGCGGAGGAGGATTTACAGATTCTCAGAACGCTGCTCGAATCAATGTCACAGTCAATGGCGCAATCGATGCCGAAGGCACTGCACGCACAATCGTCAAAGTTCTAAATGATTCCTTCTATCGTGGCACTGGCGGAGCCTCCGCACTTCAGGCAATCTAATGACTCAGTGGGCTCCAGTCTGGCGCGTTGAAATTGCCGGCGCTGATGTAACCGATTCGGTGTTGGCCAATCTAACAATTACGTCAGGGCGCACGAATATCTACGAACAAGCCCAAGCCGGATATTGCTCAGTCAATCTCATCATTTTCAATCAAGCTGCATTACCTTACGAAATCAACGACACCATCTCGATTGAAGTGCAGGACACATCGGCCGTCTATGTGCCAATCTTTGGCGGATCAATAGTGGACATCGCCGTAAGCGTGTCTCAGGTGGGCTCTAGCGCATACACTCAAGAAGTCACAATCACGGCTCTGGGAGCCCTTGCAAGGCTTCAGAAGGCTCTTACAAATGGCGTGTTGTCTCATGACTTTGATGGCAATCAGATTGAAACAATCTTAAACGAAGTTTTATTGGCTCAATGGCAACAGGTTCCAGCCGCGTTGCAGTGGAATACCTATGATCCGACAACAACATGGGCAAACGCTGGCAATAATGGAATTGGTGAGATTGACACTCCAGGCAATTATGAGCTGGCACAACGCTCATCGAATCGAATTATTGTCTATGACTTAGTCGCCGCGCTTGCCAGTAGCGGATTAGGTTATTTATACGAGGACGCGTCCGGCCTTATCTCCTATGCAGATTCGACGCATCGCACGACTTATCTTGCAGCTAACGGATACACCGATCTGACTGCCAATCACGCGCTAGGTCAAGGCATCACCATTAAGACAAGGGCAGGCGATGTCAGAAACGACATCACTATCAGCTACGGGCAAAACTCATCAAATCAGGTGAGCGACACAGATCCAGCATCGATTGCACTTTATGGCGATTTATCACAAATCTTTACAACAACGCTTCGACACTCACACGATGCCGAAGATCAGGCCGCGTTCTATCTGGCACTGCGAGCTTATCCGCAGCCAATCTTTGATTCTATTACTTACGCCTTAACCAATCCAGAGCTAGATAACTCTGATCGTAATGCTCTCATCAACGTCTTTATGGGTCAGCCGATTGCACTCAACGACCTTCCTCCAAATATGTCGTCCGGAACATTCCAAGGCTTTGTCGAGGGCTGGACTTTCCGCGCCTCTTACAATCAACTTGACATCACTCTTCTTATGTCGCCATTGGCTTATTCACTGCAAGCTATGCGCTGGAATGATGTGCCAATTAACGAGCAGTGGAATACCGTGTCGCCGACTTTAGAGTGGCAATATGCCACAATAGTCTCATAATGAAAGGAACAATAAATGGCTAATCCAACAACAAACTATGGCTTCGTTTTGCCGACGGCAACGGATTTAGTTACCGATCTTCCAGCCGATTTCGATGTCGCACTTCAAGGCGTTGATACTCGTCTAAAAGCATTACAACCTGGCACGACACTTGGTGATCTTGCTTATTCATCTGCAACGGCTAACACAAACACTCGACTAGGTATTGGCTCGACTGGTCAAGTGCTGACAGTGGCCTCCGGTGTTCCTTCATGGGCAACACCAGCAAGCACTGCAAAAATTGTTCAAATAGTAACTGCTGAAACAACAACAGAAACAGGCAATAGCACAAATGTTTATTCTGATACGACTTTGACGGCTTCAATTACGCCAACAAGTGCAAGCAATAAAATCTTGGTCATTGCTTCACATAATGGCGTTGGTCGCACGGCAACATCATCTGCATCAAATGTGCTTATCAAGTTGCTTAGAGGAGCAACTGAAATTGCTGGAAGTTTTTATATTGGTGAAACAAACACTGCACTTAGAGTTTATATTGGAAGCACAGTTATCACAAAAATGGACACTCCAGCGACAACTTCTGCAATTACTTACAAAACACAATTCATGAATGGTGGAAACGCAGCAGCAGCCTATGTCCAACTTGGTTCATCAACTAGCACAATCGTACTAATGGAGGTTGCACCATAATGACAAGCGCAATAGAAGTTTTAGATTATTTACTGCCACAAGGCGGTTGGTATATTGCTGGAAATACTTTTGATGATATTCAATGGCTTGATGAGAGCCGTCCAAAGATTACAAAGGCACAATTCACGGCAGGCTTTGCACAATATGACGCTTGGAAAGCCGAACAAGATGCAAAAGCTGAAACAGATAAAGCAACTGCCCAAGCTAAATTAACTGCACTTGGATTGACTGCTGACGATTTGAAGGCTCTCGGACTTTAATGTATCCAGACGGCACTGCTGCACGGATTATTGAAGTCGCACTAGCTGAAGTCGGCACGGTCGAAACTGGCGATAATCTGACAAAGTACGGCAAGTTCACAAAGGCCGATGGATTGCCCTGGTGCGGATCCTTCTGCAACTGGGTCTTTCACACTGCCGGCGTCAAGATTCCATCTATGGTTTCAACGGCTGCTGGTGCTCATAAGATGAAAGAGCTTGGCCGATGGATTGAAGATAAACCGCAGCTTGGCGATTTATGCTTTATGGACTTTCCGCATGATGGCATTGATCGCATTAGCCACATTGGAATTGTGGTCAAGGTTGGCACGACAAGCGTTCTCTGCATCGAGGGCAATACTTCCGGAGATGGAGATCAACGCAACGGCGGAATGGTGATGGTAAAGCGTCGCTATATTGGCAAGGAGATTGTTGGTTTCGCTAGGCCGAAGCTCGTAACCTATGCAGGAGAATATCCAGTGGTCGAGCCACTTCCACAGGCGAAGCCGAAAAAGGAGAAGAAAAAATGACACAATTTAAGGCACTCGCGGCTTCATGGGCTAGATCATCAGTGGCCGGAATGTTAGCCGTCTATATGACAG